CCTTCCACGACTTGAAGGCGATCCCAGCCGATAACCGTCTGAGCGTATGGGATCGGGTCATTTGGGTCGGCCGAAGCGGTTGGCGGGCTGCCGTCTGGGTTCGGAAGCACAACCAAATTCGGATCGTAAAGAAGTTCGTATGTCGCCAGCCAGCCACGGAATGTCTGCGACCCAAACGTCTCAACATGAGGCTTGTAGGTAACCCCACGAAACATGAGCGTGTGAACTGGGAAATCGTAAGTGGTTCGCGTCGTCAGCCTTACGATCTTGCTGTTGATCCATCCACCATATTTATTTAACTTGATTGGATCGTTTGGTTCGTACTGCTCAATGTGGAATGAGGTGACTGGCCGCAGGATCGTGACGCCGTCATAAAGGTCGCCGTTGGGATTGGCGGGCCGCTTCCACAGGTCTGGGCTTGCTGGCGGATAAGTCCTCCAGATGTTTGCCGGCCGCTCCATGAGCGACATTGAAGTCGTCCAGTTCGCAACGCGAATCTCTGGCGAGTCCTGCTTCGGATCGTGATCCTTCATCTGATCCGAGGCAAACTGACTGGCAAAGTTCTTGTATTTGAACGTGACAATGTTGACTAGCCGACTGTCGCCGTCGAACTTGCAGTCGAATTCGTAGCAAGTCAAAAACTTGTTGTCTGGATGTGCGTCTCCGACTTTCACGCCGCAGAAGATTTGTGGGTCATACTTCTCGCTGGGGTATGACATCAGCACCTTGAACACTCGTTCTCGAGTGTCATGCTGGCCGTCAACCTCCGCGCTGCGGGTGAACGTCTGCGCCTGCCCAAGTTCTACGGATTGAATCATGGTCAGCCTTCTGTGATGTCAATGCGGAGACGTGTGCCGGAGGTGCCGGTGGCCTGGTACGTCGATCCCGCGACGAGCCTGAGAACCGCCGGCTCGCCGGCCCGCAGGTTGGCGAACGGGACGAACGTCGCCCCGTTCAGCACTCCAATGGCGGCGGTCGCCGCAGTGCTGGTCGAAAGATTCTGGATGAACGCCACGCCGACGTTTGTCAAGTTGGCGGTGCTGATGCCAACGGCCGACCCAGACAGCGAGAGCGTGTTGCTCTGGAAGCCAGAGTTCGCCATTGACGCTGTTGCGCCGGACACGCTGGCGCTGTTGGTCAGGTTGTCCTTGCTGAGAGAATAAGCGCAACTGATATTCAAGTCTGCCATGGTTTTCCTTAACTAGCGATGAAACCCGTCGCCGCTTTGACTGCGTCGATTACACGTTCAAGCAACTCAGATTGGTGTTTTAGCTCCGCAAAATTCGCGTCCTTGCTTGCGTCGTCCCCGCGGAGCAGGCGATTCAATTCGGTTGACCCGCCCGCAGTTGTCACGTCTGTGGCGTCCAAAGCGGCCCGCGATGGGCCGCCGGCAAGGGCATTGAGTCTCTCGTCCGAATACCCCTTGAGTGCAGACTGAAGCTCCTCTCGCTTGCTTTCAACAAAACCGCCGACGAACGCTTGCCTAGCTACGCTGTCGGTCATCTCGCTGGCAGCGTTGGCGATGTCAGTAGCCATGTCGCTTGCTTCTTTTGCGGCTTTCTGTGCTGGCGTCATGCCAATCGTTTGGCCGCGAGTGACAGACTCTGCGAACTCTTTCTTTTCCGCTTGCAGCTTGGTGGCCCGCTCAACAACCGCGGCAACCTCAGTTCCAAGTGGGGTCATTGCTTTCATCAAGGCCGCGGACTGTTCTCTTGCTTGTTCTGTCGTGGACGCACTCGCAAAAGCAGCGCCTACGTCAAACGCAGTGGAATCAAGTCTTTTCTGGAGCAATGCTACGTCGGGGTGCTGACCTTCGACTGCTGCCAGTTCCTCCTGCAACCCCTTGAGCTTGTCCTGCAATGGGCCAAACGCTTCAACGGCGGTCGCCTTGGCGTCGTCTCCGATCATCCGCAATGCGGTATCAAGGATGGTCAGTTCTCTGATGGCGTCATCCAGGGCCACGTTTAGCTTGGCTGTGGTTGCCGCATCGCCAACATGGGCTGCCCGAACATCACTCAAGGCTGCCACTCGCCCCGAAACATCGCCCTGCATGGCCCTCAGTTTAGCCGGCGAGTTCATTGCCAGCCGTTGCCTGGCGCGGTTTTCAACAACCTCACCAGCGTTCTTTTCGGCGGCGCGCTCCTTGGCAATCTGCGCCGCAAGGGCAAACCTCTTTGCTGGGTCTGCCTCCTCCGACATCTGCTTCTCCAGCTTTTCGACATTCCTGCGGGAAAAGAGAACCTCGAAGCTACCCGACTGAGTCACCGCCTCCGTTCTGGCGGCTGCTTGCTGCTCGCGAAGATCGCTTGCTCTGTTTTTTCTTTCGTTGGCTATGCCAGTCTCTTTGGAGAGAAGCGATGCGGTGATCTCTTGGCCGAGGTTCTTGTATGAGTCGGCAAGAGAGTCGATGATCGACCTCTCCTTCTCAAACGACGAGTTCATCGTCGCCAGCGTGGCTTTTAGTTCTTCGGCTTTTCTTATTGACCCATCCATCGCATGGATGAACTTCTGAAATAGAAAACCTGAGTTAGCGATGATAACTGCCCCAAGGGCAATCATAAGCCCCTTTGTGCCGCCAACGACAAACCCCAACTGGGTCAGGTTATTGCTCACTGCCCTAAGCTTTTGTTCCATGCCTCCAGTGGCCGACATGAAATCGTCAACGGCAAACGCCGCTTGATTCATGCCAAGAGCAAACTTGTCGGCACCGAAACGCCCTATGTCGCCACGGTTGCGGCGGTTCCCGCTGAAGCCTGCTGCCTTTTCGTGCCAGTCGTCAGCGCGGGCCATCTCAAGAATGCCGGGGCGACCCGCAAAGTCGCTGATGCGGCCAGCGTTCCGCGTCATAATTGCGACGTTGGCAGCCTTGTTCTTTCCGCTCTTCATTGCAGCAACGTCAAATGCCTGTTGTTGCAGGGCAGCAAGTTTCAGTTCTGCCTTTGCTTTTCTGGCATTGTCGGTCATCTTCGCCACGTCGGCGGCTGCCTTCTTTATCGATGCGTCAAGTGCGTCGATAGGCTTTGCGGGCATTCCGATCGATTCGCCGATCCTGTTCAGTTGAGCGTTTAGCTCGGTGGCGGCAGCCTTCGCATCTCTGGTTTTTGCGGTGATCTTGTCGTAGGAAGACAACTCTTTCGCAAGTTCGTTGTTCACCTCTCGCAGCAGCGCGACCCTCTGATTTAAGTCTTTCTGTGCTTTGGCTGATGGGCTAGCCTGCAATGCAGCGTTGTATTTGGCGACTGAGTCTGCCGCTTCCTTCTGAAGCTGAACCAAAGCGATAAGGTCTGGCGTAAGCCTCCGCGACGGCATTGCTGAAATAGCTGCGCCCGTGGTGGCGGCGCGGCTGAGTTCGTCATGCGCTCGCGGCTGCTGGAAGCGAAGCTCATGCCCCGTCTGGAGACGGCCCGCCATCTGCTCCGCTTCTGTGAGCCGGTGGAACGCCTTCGTCACACGCTCAACTTGCTGCTCTGCGGCCAAGAACTCCGAATCAATCATCTTGCCTGTTGTCTCGACCGAAACTCGCAGTTTCTCTGCGGATTCTTGCGCCGCTTGAAGTGCGGGCCGAAACGCTTCTTGGATCGGGCGTGACATGGCCTCGCTTCGCTTGGCAATTTCACCCAGCGGCCCGGTGATCGAATGAGCGGCCGACTGCATATGCTCCATAGCAACAGCGGCCTGTTCAAGGCTTAGGCCCGGAAAATCTTTCAGCCCAGTGAACTCAAGCTTTTTAGAGAGAGCGGCCTGCTTGGCTCTCTCGAACCTTTGGAGCGACGTATACATCCCGTCAAACGATCGGGAGGCACTTCCAGATGACGCATTCAGGGAATTCGTGACGCTCTTGGCGAACCTGTCGGTGTCTTGTTTGCACCGATTCAGCTTGGAAGAGAAGTCTCCCGTACTAACGCCGACGACCGCAGAGATTTTGCCGAGGTATCCCATGGTGTCACCCTGTGAGCTTTCTTAGCTCGGCAATGATCTGTTCCTGCGTCTGCTCCGGCCGGTGGCTGGAGGGAATGAATGCTGACTCGTCGGGGATGTCGTTCTTCTTGTAGTTGCCGCTGGCACACATCACGATGCGAGCCAGGCGGGCCGTCTGCTGCCAAGGGTCGGGGAGCGGCCACCTTTGGTCGAAGGCATACCACTCCGCGATCTCTTGACTGTCGATTTCTTCAAGCAACTGCTTGACCGTCTTGCCGAGAGCCAGAGCTAGGCGGAAGTAGAAACGTCGCTCTGGTCGCTCGGCGAATCTTTTCCCATGGCGTCAACGTCCTCCGGCCGGAAGTAGTTCAGCGCCCACGCCTTGTCGAACAGCCGGTTCAGCACGACGCTGTTCTTGTCGCCAAGGGCGGCAATGTCTGCGTCGGAGGTGAACAGCCGCTTGCCAATGTCGTCGCACAGCGTCAACGCAAGGAAACGTGAGCGAATGGGCTTGTCTTTTTCCTTCTGGAGGCTCTCTTCAAACACGTCTCGGTCGGTGCCGCGGAGAACGCGGACGTACACGTCGCCGTTCCACTCAGGGACGTTGACAAGCTCCAGCTTGGCGTCATTGGCGGCGAGAATGGCTTTTGCATCAAGAACTGGCATTTGGCACCTGCGTAGGGACTGTAGAAATCAAGACAAAAGGTATGGGTTGTAGTCCGACACTCGGAACTTCATAGACCCTCGCACAAGCTCTGCCGTGCGCACATCAAGAGAAACAGACTCAAGGACGACATGCCTAGCAACCGTGTAGTTGGCATAGCATGTGAACCTCAGAACGCCGTAACTTCCAGTCAGCGTCTGCATGTCAATGCCGGTAGCGTCGGCAATAAAATCAACGCTTACTGAGCCACCTGAATGCGCTCCAGTAGGCACGATTACCGTTGCGTCAGATGTGTCAGTGATTGAGGTCATGTCAGTAACCTCCGCGACCGGAGATTCAACTGACATCCCTGTAATTTTGGCGTAGATAGTGAAGTCAACTGGGCGATCTTGAAAATTCGGGTTGACAGTTCGAGGCGCAACCGTCCCGAAATGCCCGTAATAGACAAACGTCGCGCCCTGTGGACTAAATCCCGCCATGCATCACCTTTACGCAACGCGGAAGGTGAGGCTGCCCTTGACGAGGTCTCCGATCGATCCACCCACGTTGCTGGAAACGATCGTGGCGTTGCCGCTGAAGGAGAGCGGCCCTGTGATCGCAAGAGCGCCCGACGTTCCAGCGGTCTGGAGGGTCGTGGTGATGACATCGACCGACACTTCCCGCATCGTAGCGAACCCGCCGACGTACTCACGCCGACCGTTGGGGGCGATCCCCAGGTGGCTGCCGTCGATGAGGTCTTGGCTGTCGCTGACATTGACGTTGGTGATGATGAGGGTGGTTGCGGTCGTTGGGAACGTGAATGTCAGTCCCTGTGCGGAAATGCCTGCCATCGTTGCGCCTCCTTGCGCTGGTTGTGTTACCCGGTAGCCTCTTGCCACCTAATTTGGTAAAGCTGCCGTACTTCGTATGCTGGTGGAAGCTGCGATCCGTACATGGTGGGGTCAAGGAAATCGTCCACCTCGGACACAAGCCTCATATCTTGTATTGTAACCCCTGCCAGCGTCCCAGTGTGACCATCAAG